GGCTTTGAGATCAGAAACATCGTGACCTCTGGCTTGAAATTTCTCGAGAGCTTCTGCGAAAACCTCAGCTTTGTCGTCGTCAGTGACATCGAAGTTGATGTATTCCTTAAGGATATTGTGCAGATAATCCGCTTGCGTTATGGCTTCGATCTCGCCTAGATTCTTCGTCTTCTTGGTGTATCGATCCAGGAGGGTTCTAAGGGCCATCCCAGTCCCTTTAGCATTAGTGACTTTAACTCTCTGTGCGGCATTAAAACGGTGCACCGTATTTGGTTTAGAATCGTGGAGAGCGTCAGTGTGTATCTCATCCGGTCTGATAACGGCGGATGCTCCTCCATGGAATGGGAAGTGTGTGGATTCAACAGATTGATATTCCTCAATCGAAGTTTCCCCGGGGTATAGGGAAGCGAGAACATCATCAACGGCCACAGGATTGACGGTGGTCGGAATGTAAGGAACCAATTCATGGTTCAGCTCAGTGGTGGCATAATTCGGTTTCTGAGGTTTTCCGAATTGCGGATCTGAAACAGTGGACGCATCGGTTAGAACATCTAACTCAACCTGCCCCCCCATATGATATTGCATTGCGTTGTTTAATGCACCGGGAGTTTCTTCTCTCACAAACAATAGGTTGGTGTGCCTAGTAATACCAACGACGATATGCGCAACTGAGTTCTGTAACAGCCATTTCTCAGCAGGTGTGTCCCCAACGTGAAAGATGACTGAAGAAAAGGTACCACCTTGGGCTTCATCCACCGTGAGTGCACCTTGATTTTTGAAACGCAACTTAGCATCTTGTGTAAGTGTAAGCACTTGTGCGTTCTCGCGGGTGAAGCCAGCATGGACATAATTAAGAGATGGTCCGTGGGTACCTTCAGTTTGAGTACCTTTCTTAGACGTGGTGGTGATACCAGGGTACAACTGGGCAATGAGTGGTAACAGGCAGATGTCCTGCGGTAGACGTGCGGTTTGAAGGAGGAATTCATGCTTTATGGAGCGATAGATGTTCTTGAGCTGCGGTGCGTCTTGCCAGATGGATTCTCGGTCGATATGACACACTTGGTTTGGGTCTCCAATGAGTAACACAGGGGCGAACTTCGAATAAAACGCATGCATTGGAATCGGAAGTCGGAATGCCTCATCCACGAGGATCAGGGACGGTGTCATCCGACCTGAGGCTAACAAATGCATCGCTTGGTGCATTGTTGCCAATCTACTCGGAGGTTGTACGCGCGGCTCGAGGTTCGTTTTGAGTACATTAGATGGCACGATGTACAAAAATCGCTCTCCAGGTTTGACAAGTTTTGGAATGTACTTGAGGAAGGCTTGAGCAGTTTTACATCCTCCAGGGACACCAAAAATTCCGGTGAACTTGGTCGGGTCGAATGGTACAGGACCCACCTCTTTACACGCTTTGAGGGCATTACCGAGCGTAATACGCATCTGCATCGATTCTGCTGCAGCAACACCTTGTGTTAACTCCTGCACAAATTTCTCATGCAATTCCTTATCATTAATTTCAGGCATCTTCTCTGGTTCTCGGGTCTCACTGATTCTTTCAGTGGGTGCAGTCATGATGGGCATGGGACCGGAAGGTGTTTCATCGTAGTGCTCAAGTGGCTCAAAACGAATCTCATCAATGAGTCCTTCAGCTTTAAACTCGGCGGAAGTG